TGGTAAGATTTCCTCCGAGATGAGGCATAAAACAGGGGTCGCGCGAATAAATGTTCGGAATTGGAGGGAGTATGAACGCAAAAAGGGCAGAAAAGCAGGAATATGAAAGACTTTCGGCTTTGTATAGCGGAATCCCGGCAAATAAGAGAGCTCTCGTCGACGGACTCATCCGTCAGGCGGCGCGATTGAGAGTGTCGCTGGATCTTCTTTGGGAAGACGTGATGAAGAACGGCTCGACCGAGATGTTCCAGCAGAAAAATGACGGAGTGGAGTTCTTGAGGGAGCGTCCTGAGAGCAAAGTCTTCACGGCAAGGGATAAGAACTACCTTGCTATTATCAGGAAGCTTGACGAGCTGCTTCCTGCATCAGACGATTCAGGTGATGCTCTTTCTGAATTCTTGAAGAATGGATAATTTTATCCTGGCATATTATCAGGCAATCCAAGACGGAACAGAGCTCGTCGGAATGTGGATTCGCTTGTTGTATGAAAAGATAGTCAGCGGCATCGAGGATGGGACTTATATCTTCGATCAAAAGAAGGCGAACAGAGCGATTCGATATATCGAGACGTTCTTTCGTCACAATAAAGGAAAGCTTGCTCCCGGTGTTCTGAAGCTGGATCTTTGGGAGAAGGCTTGGATATCGATTCTTTACGGAATCGTAGACGATAGGGGAAAAAGAATCTTTCGTGAAGTCGCACTCTTCGTCGGAAGAAAGTGCGGTAAGACTTTACAAGCCGGAGCGATCATGAGCTATGAATCGTATATCGATGGAGAGTATGGTTCCGAGATCTATTGCATCGCTCCAAAACTCGACCAGTCCGATTTGGTCTATTCGGCGTGGGAGTTTACGATGCTCCATTGTCCGGACTTGGAAAAGCGGACAAAGAAGAGAAAGAACGACTATATCATCCCGGAGACAAACACGACGATCAAGAAGATCGCGTTCTCCGAGAAGAAGGCTGATGGATATTCTCCGATGCTTACAGTCGCGGACGAAATGAGTTCGTGGCCTGCAGCGCGAGGACTTCGTCAGTATGAGGTCATGACTTCCGGCACCGGAGCGAGAGAGGAACCGATCACACTTTCGATCAGTTCCGGCGGATATGTCGACGGTGGAATCTATGACGAGCTCTTCACGAGAGGGACGAGTTTCCTTTTGGGAGCGTCTCACGATCAGAGATTGCTGCCGATCTTCTATATGATAGACGACATCGAGAAGTGGGACGATATCAACGAATTGCGGAAGAGTCTTCCCGGACTCGGCTCGTCTGTTTCCGTTCAGTTCATTCTGGATGAGATCAACACGGCTCGCGATTCGTTAAGTAAGAAGACGGAGTTCCTCTGTAAGTATTGCAATATCAAACAGAACAGCACACAGGCTTGGCTGTCTGCTCAGACTGTCAAGGAAGCTTCGAGCAACGAAGAGTACACAATGGAGCGATTCGCTCATAAGTATTGCGTCGCTGGAATCGACTTGTCGCAGACAACGGACTTGACATCCGCTTGTCTTGTCATTGAAGAAAAAGGCCAACTGTATGTGATATCACACTTCTGGCTCCCGACGGAGAAGCTCTCCGATGCGATTGCCAGAGACGGAATCCCATACGACGCGATGATCCAAAAGGGTTGGATGTCCTTAGCAGGAGAGAACTTCGTGGATTATCACGCAGTATTCGACTGGATAACATCGGCTGTCAAGGAGCACGAGCTCCTTCCTCTGATGGTTGGATATGACCGATATTCGGCTCAATATCTGATTCAGGATTTACAGGCATTCGGCTTTCAGACAGACGATGTTTATCAAGGGCATAATCTGACTCCGGTCATTTATGAGATGGAAGGTCTCATGAAGGATGGTCGGATTCATATAGGTAACAACGAACTTCTCAAGATCCACCTTTTGGATTCGGCTCTTGAGCGGGATACAAGAGCCCAGAAAGTACGGCTCAAGAAACTGAACAATAAGTCGCACATCGACGGAACGGCAGCTCTGCTTGATGCACTCTGCGTCAGACAGAAGTGGTATGGCGATTTAGGAAATAGACTATCGAATCAGGAGTGAGAAGATGGGAAAAATTCTCGATAAGATTTTAGGTCGTGATGAAAAGTCACGGCTGGTTATTGAAGCTGGTCATACATTCAAGCTGATCAGCGGATATGAGCCTGTCTTCCGAGACTGGCGAGGCGAGATCTATGAGTCAATGCTCGTGAGAGCCGCGATCGATGCCAGGGCGAGACACGCTTCGAAGCTGAAGGCTCAGTTGATAGGCTCGGCTAAGCCTGATCTCAGTAAGAGACTTCAGCAGAAGCCGAACCCGTGGGACACTTGGTCGCAGTTCCTTTACAGAGCTTCGACGATCTTAGACTGTTGCAATAACTGCATCATCGTTCCGGTCTACGATGCCGGAATGAACAAGGTCGGCTTCTATACAGTAGTTCCGACCGAGGTCAAAGTCGTGGAGTATAAAGATGAGCTCTGGCTCAAATATAAGGTCTACGACGGAAGGATATCGGCGACTTGCAGGATGAGCGAAGCAGCCGTGATGAGGAAGTTCCAGTTCAAAAACGACTTCTTTGGCAGTAATAATCACGCTCTTGATCCTACGATGGACTTGATCACCATCCAGGATCAGGGCATCAAGGAAGCTATCAAATCAACTGCCGGATATAAGCTCTTGGCTCGTCTTTCCAACTTCACTAAGAAGGAAGACTTGATCAAAGAGCAGGAAGAGTATTCCGAGTCTGTTTTTGGCGAGAAGGCGAAGCAGAAGAACGGAATCCTGCTTCTTCCTAATACTTATCAGGATGTCAAACAGATAGACTTCAAGCCGTGGACTCCGGATAAGGATCAGGCGAATCAGATCCAGCAGAACGTCTTCGCTTATTTCGGAGTCAGCATGGAGATTCTGCAGAATAAGGCTTCCGGCGATGACTGGTCCGCATTCTACGAAGGGGCGATCGAGCCTTTTGCAATTCAGCTCTCGGAGACGATGACTTTTGCACTTTACAGTTCGAGGGAGATCTCATTCGGGGCTCAAGTCGTGTTCACATCGAACAGACTTCAGTATATGAAATTCAGCGACAAACTCGCCTATGTTCAGGGAATGGTCGACCGTGGAATGCTCATGATCGACGAAGGCCGTGAGGTGTTTAACTTGCCACCGCTCCCGGACGGACAGGGACAGAGATTCGTTGCACGTGGAGAATACTATTTCATTCAAGAAGAAGAGGAGAATAAAGATGGCACTCAAGAATGACAGAGAATATAGATCTTTCGATCTCGTGCTTAATAAGAGAGCCGAAGGAGAAGATGAAGACTACATTGTCGAGGGATATGCTTCAACATTCGATGAATATACTTTGTATGACTTCGGAGACGAGAAGTGGAACGAACGCATCCTGCCAGATGCGTTCAACGAAGCTGACATGACCGACGTGGTCTTCTTACTTGATCACACAGGCAGAGTATATGCCAGGACGAAGAACGGGACCGTGAAGCTTTCCGTCGATGATCATGGCCTATATCAGAAGACCGACCTCTCGAAGACTACATCTTCCAGAGGTGTATACGAAGATATCGAAGCTGGGAACTATTCCCAGATGTCTTTTGCCTTCACCGTCATGGACTCTCACTTTGAAGAGAGGATGGAGGACGGCAAGAGAGTCATTACAAGAGTTATAGAGAAGATGAAGAAGCTCTATGACATAAGTGCAGTCGGATTCCCTGCGAATCCGAATACGGATATCGGCGTGGCCACTCGTTCAGCGTTCGACGGAGCGATCGAACAGCTGCAGGCGGAGCGACTTGAGAGGGAACGCGCTATGCAGTCGGAGGCAAGAGCTCGGCTCGCACTAAAATTCAAACTTATGGAGGAATAACACGATGGAAATCAATGAAATGACACTTGATCAGATCGAAGCCAGGAAGCTTGAGATCAAGGCACTCGTTGACAACGAATCTTCCGAAGCTGACTTCAAGGCTCTTGAGACAGAGCTCGACAGCTTGGAAGAGCGTAAGGCATTCCTTCTCGACGAGCAGAGAAAGGCTGATATGAAGGCCGTTCTCTCCGGCGAAGGTAAGGAAATCACTTTCAATGAATTGGAGGAAAGAAACATGGCAGAGAATGCAGTAGAGTACAGAAACAGCAAAGAGTATATCGATGCTTTTGCTGAGTATGTAAAGACAGGTAACGACACAGAGGTTCGCGCTTTGCTCTCAAAGAACGCACCTGCTGATGGTCAGATCTCCGTTCCTACTATCGTAGAGGACAAGATCAGAACAGCATGGGAAAAGTCAAGACTCTTCGAGAGAATCGGGAAGAGCGAAGTCAAGGGTAACCTTGCCATCGACTTCGAGATCTCCGGTACAGACGCAGTCGTACACGAGGAAGGAACAGATGCGCCTGCCGAGGAAGAGCTTGAGATCGGTACAGTTACGATCGTTCCTAAGAACATCAAGAAGTGGATCAGTGTTTCCGACGAGGTCATGGACCTTCGTGGAGAGGCTTTCCTCGACTATGTTTACGATGAGCTTTCTTACAAGATCGTTAAGAAGGCAGAGCATATTGCTGTTGCTAAGATCATCGCTGCAAAGGGTGCTTCCACAGCAATAAGGCCCGGTCAGGCTACAGTTTCTGCAGCTCCCGGTCGTGCAGGTGTCGTAGCAGCTATCTCTGAGATCTCTGACGAGGCTGAGGAGCTTGCTATCATCATGAACAGAAGAACTTGGGGCCAGTATGAGGCTACTCGTACACTCAACGGCGGCGATCCGTTCGCAGATCTTCCTGTTCTTTACGACAGCACGCTTCCTGCTTATGATACAGCTGCTTCCGGAGCTGATTATGCTATCGTCGGCGACCTCGGTTTTGGTATGAGAGCAAATCTCCCTAACGGATTCGCTCCCAAGACTGTCGTCAACGAAGTTGGCAAGGCAGATAAGGTTGAGATCACAGGAAAGCTCTTCGCTGGCATCGAGGTAATCGCTGTCAAGGCTTTCTGCACGATCACAAAGCCTGCCGCAAATGCCGAGGGCTGATTATCACTAAGAGGTAAAGAACTATGACTATGGAATCACTTCTTTTGTCTGTTCGCTTTGCGTGCAGAATAATGGATGACGCACTGGATGCAGAGATCACAGAACTTATCAATGCAGGTTTCTATGATCTTGAGATCTCCGGTGTAGCTGATGTAAACGGTGATCCCTATACGGCCGAGACCGCTGATCAGCTTGTCGTCACAGCAATCAAGACCTATGTCAAGCTCAATTTGGGTGATCTGATATCCGATACTAACTACTGGGCGAAGCTGAAGTCCTCATACGACGAGCAGAAGTCACAGCTCAAGATGAGGACTCACTCTTCGTCTTCTTACACGGAGGGCGAGAACGATGAATCCAATAGTTAAGTTTCAGTTGATATCGGAAACGACTTCCAAAGACTCCACAGCCCAGACTATCACTACACCGATTGAAAAAGACTGTATCGGTAAACTAAGGTCTATCTATGAAAGTGAGTTCTTTCAAGCAGCCGAAGCTGGCATTCGTCCTGAATGCGTGATCGAGACTTCCGCTTTCAACTACCATGGCGAACGGTTCGTCAAGGTAAATGAAGATCTTCTAACCGTCTACAGAACATACAAGAAGGGTACGGATAGGATCGAACTGTATATCGGGGAGAGGGTCGGAAATGCCAAGTGATATAGCTAAAGAGGTCAATCAAATCCTCTCGGGGTATACGAAGGAAGTTGACGAGTCGATGCAGAAAGTCATCAAAGAGACTGCTCAAGAAGCTGCTTCGAAAGTCAAGAAAAACGCCTCGGAAGCATTCGGAAATGGTCCTTACGCGCAGTCGTGGGGAGTTCAGATGAGAGATCCTCTTCACGCGGTGGTCAGAGCTAAGGCTCCCGGCTATCAGTTGGCTCACCTTCTGGAGCATGGTCATGACATCGTCAGGAACGGAGTCAAGGTCGGAGAAGCAAAGGCTCATCCACACATCAAAGAAGTCGAAGAATGGGCGCAAAAAGAGACCGTGAAAAGATTGGAGGACTTGCTATGAGTTTGGAAAGTTTGGTCGCAGCGTTGACCGGAGCCGGATTCAATGTAAATCTTCACAATGCTCCGATCGGTACCGTTTGTCCCTATCTCGTCATTCAGGATTTAGATCATCCTAACTATTTTGCTGATAATAAAACCTTTGGCAAGACTACCGGTCTGACTCTTCGTCTCGTGGAGAGCGAGGTTCATGACTGGAATCTATTGAACACACTTGAACAGACGCTCGATGGGTTGGGGCTGCCATATTATTCGGAAGATTCTTCAATCCCGTCGGAACACGTCTGCGAGAGCTATTACTACATCAATTTTTATGGAGGAAACAAAAATGGCTGAAAACAAGGTATCATTTGGTCTTAAGAATGTTCACTATGCCATTCTTACAGAAACGACAGACTCCCAGACAGGAGTCGTCACATCTTCTTATGGCACTCCCAAGGCTTGGCCGGGTGCAGTAGATATCTCCCTTGATCCTAACGGCGATCCTATCATCTTCGCTGCTGACAATGGAGCATACTACACGATCTCGAACAATAAGGGCTATGAGGGCGACTTCAATTCCGCGAGGATTCCTGACGAGGTCAGAATTGACCTTCTCGGCAATCACAAGGATGAGAACGGGCTCATCGTCGAAACAGATAAGGACGAAGTCACTTATTTCGCTCTCCTGTTCGAAGTAGACGGCGATCAGAGACCTAATCGCTACTGCTTCTATAAGGTATCTATCTCCCAGAGACCTCAGGTTGCTGGTCAGACGACAGATCCTTCTTCTGACATCGAGCCTTCCACATCGACGACTCAGTTCAGAGCAGTTCCTTCTGTCGATACTTATACGATCGACGGTAAGGAGTGCCACCTCGTTAAGTCTTATACATCCGCGGAGACGGATGCCCAGGCTTACGCTAATTTCTATACAGCAGTTCAGATGCCGGACTTCACACCGTGAGGAGAAGGCTGACACGCGGTCAACGCTAACCTTAAGGGATCCTCAATTCGGGGATCCCTTTTTTATTAAATCTTGGAGGATAAATAAATGAAGACGATCACTATAGGAGAGAGGGATCTTAACTTTGAATCAACGGCCTTAACGGCTATCGCATATAAGAGGATCTTCGGATCCGATGTCCTGGCTTCACTTAATAGGGACAGGAACCTCGCGAACGATATAAATCTTAACGACGCATTGAAGCAGCTTGCCTTCGTCATGAATAAGCAGGCTGAAGGGATGTCAGTCGAGAACCTGATGAAGCTTCAGGAGATCGACTACTGGAAGTGGATCAATGAATTCCACTATGGAGACTTCACTTCGGAGGTCATTACGGAGCTGATCTGCATCTGGACTGACAGCACGGTGACCACTTCAGAAGCAAAAAACGCGGAAGGCGCACAACTCGACAAATGACGACTGCGCTTGTCTTGTTGCGCGCAAAACAACTAAATCTGACATTTAACGAACTGAACCTCATCACGATCGGGGAGCTTCTCGACATGATGACGGAACAGGCGAACGATTCTTATAAATATCCCGTTAAGGGAAATCAAGCTGATATCGACCGAGTATTCGGTGGATAAGGAAGGAAGAGAGAATGGCAAGCAATTCTATTAAGGGAATCACAATAGAGATCGCGGGTAATACTTCGAAGCTTGTCAAGTCTCTCGACGAAGCGACGAAGGCTGCAGGTGCAGCGCAAAGTAATCTCAAGAAGATCAATCAGGCTCTGAAGCTTGATCCCGGCAACATCGAGAACTTGACGAAGAAGCAGGATCTTCTTGCGACGGCAATCGAGAAGACAAAGGCGAAGCTCGATGCAGAGAAGGCTGCGGCCGAAGCAGCCAAACAGGCTCTCGATCTCAATCAGATCACTGACACTCAGTATCAAGCCGTCACAGCCGGCATCGCGAATACGGAAGCCAAACTCCACGATCTCGAGCGACAGGCTCAAGAGACGAAGGATGCTCTGAATGGAGTCGGCGAAGATGTAGATCTCACGCCGGCCGAAGGTTCTGTTCAGAATCTCCATGATTCGACAGAGCTTCTCGGTAAGGGACTTGAAGTCGTCGAAGATATCGGCCAGAAAGCCGGCGACATCTTGGCTAAGGGCTTCGACATCGCAGCGCAAGCTGCCGAGAAGGCTGCCGATGCTGCGCTCAAAGTCGGCGAATTCGCTGTTAAGACGGTACAAAAAACAGGCGAGATCGCATATGATGTCAGCACTCAAGTGCTTGAGGCATACGGGAGCTATGAACAGCTCTCAGGTGGTGTCGAGAAGATCTTCGGGAATTCGGCTGACATAGTTCGGAGGAATGCAAGGAACGCATTTCAGACGGCCACGATGTCAGCCAATGACTATATGGAGACTGTCACCGGATTCTCGGCTTCCCTCTTGCAGGGACTCGAAGGCGACACCGTCGCAGCCGCGAGGCTTGCAGACATGGCTCTTTCCGATATGTCGGACAATGCCAATACCTACGGAACGAATATAGACAGTATCATCGCGACCTATCAAGGACTCGCGAAGGGAACCTATTCTATGCTTGACAACCTCCGCCTTGGTTATGGCGGAAGTCAGCAGGAGATGGTTCGACTCATTAACGATTCTCACATCTTGAATGAGGAGATCACGAGTCTCGATAACATCACATTCGATCAGATGATCGAGGCGATCCACGCGATTCAGACAGAGATGAACATCACAGGCACGACAGCCCGTGAGGCTTCCACGACTGTTGAAGGCTCGATCAATATGCTGAGAGCAGCATGGCAGAATCTGCTTGTCGATCTCGGCCGTTCTGATCAGGATACGGAGAGAGCAGCGGACGAACTCGCAGACGCGATCGTTACGGTGGCGAATAATGTCGAGCCCGTCTTGAGGCGAGTGGCGAACAATCTCCCGAGAGTTCTTCCGATCATCCTTCGCGGTATTCGGGCAGACATCCCGGAGGCGATTCGAGTAGGCGGTGAAGTAATGAACGCCGTCGGTCAGGCAGCGGTTGACGCAGCTCCCGAAGTCATTGACACCATCGCCGAGAACCTACCCGAGGCGACAGCTATCGTCTCGGCACTCTTGAGGAATCTATCCTCGAGCCTCCGAGAAAATGCCCCGGCCCTGGTCGATGCAGCCGGCGAAGTTCTTCCTGAATTCGCCACACTGGGAGCGGACATTCTTGGAATCATAATTCAGACGATTATTGAGAATGCGCCGGAAGCGGCGAGAGCGATCGGAGCTTCGCTGGCTCCTGTACTGGATGAAGCATTCGGGGAAGGTACTGGAGCTGCATTCCAAGCAACCATTGAGAAGCTGATTGCTTCCGGTCCGGAACTACTTGAATCGGCTGGATCTCTTGTTGATTTGGTCGGCACTCTGATTAGAGATCTTCCGGCTATTGCGAATGCTGCGATTCCGTTAATTGACTTCGTGGCGACGCATCTGCCTGAAATAATTGGAACATTGAGAGTTGCTCAAGGAGCCGGACTTCTTGCCGGCATCGCAGGCGGAATTCTTAACATCGCATCCTCCATCGCCGTTCTTAAGGGAGCTGGCGGACTCGCCGGAGTCTTTAGTGGAGTTAGCGCCGCTGCGAGCGGAGCAGCCGCTTCAATCGGTTCGGTCGCTGCTACCGCAGGTCCGATCGCTCTTCTTACGGGCGAGGTTGTTGCGCTTGGTGCTGAATCATATAAGATCGGCGAACAGATCGCCGAGGGCGAAGAACTCGGAATGAGTGCTCTGGAAACCTTGACCGGCGGATTCCTGACGGTCGTCGACACGGTCACCCTGGGATCGACTTCATTCTCAGAGTCATTCTACGAAATGAATAGGGCGATGGATGATGCTGAGCTCGATGAACAGGCGGAAGAGATCTTCTCACAGATAGAAGCCTCGATCGAATCATCAGGAGCAGCGGCGACCGATTCAGTCCGAGACGATTGCGCTGTTATACAGAGCTACCTCGACAACCTCGAAGCGAACGGACAGGTCGAGCTTCGTGCTCGTGTAATAACTGAATATCAAACTGTTTATAACGACTTGAGGAACGAGAACTCGAGGAACCTTGTCAACAGCTCACAGCGTGAGATGGCTGACAGATATAGCCTTCAGGGAAGAAGACAGAACAATGCCAGGGCTTACGCTTCGTCGCTCAATGCGCAGACTGACCGAGAAAGAGCCGAGCAGGCTCGACAGCAGGGACAAGCTGCCATTCAAGCTATTCAGGATACAGCCGAGACCGCCCAGAACGCTATCCGCTCCGGTGGAGGTGGCGGAGGAGGTGGTGGAGGAGGCGGTTCCTCCAAGAAGGATGAGGAATCCAAACTCACAGCTTCCAAGGCTGAAGAGCTTCTCACTTCTATTGACGATCACTTGACGAAGATCCTCGAGAGATTCGGGATCGTCGTGGAGCAGTCCGATTATCAGAAGAATGTCAATCAGATGATCGATGGAGTCCTTACGGCTCTGAATAATAACTATTCAGACGCAAATGTCGAGACAGCCATCGAAGAACTGAAGCGGACGATGTCGGCATACGGAATGGACTCTTCTGTAATCGATGCAAATACGCTCGAGCAGTTGAGGACTCTCGTGAACACACAGCCCCCGGAGCAGTCGGAGGCATTCTCACAGATGCAGAATTCTGTATCCGCGATTCAAGCGGTCACCGTGGACTACACTCCATTCTTCGAGACAATAGTCGCTAATCTGGCGACCTTGATCGTTCTGAAGCAGAACGAATCACATACGACGAACGTCTATCTTGACGGCCGTGAGATGCAGGCGACTGTCATTGATGCGGTTCGCGATTATGATTATGAAACAGGAGGGAACTGATCATGCTGGGTAACTACTTATCATTCAATGGCACTCAGTTCCCGAATCCGCTTCCTCAATCGACTGTTCGAAGTCAGACGATCGAGAATGTCAGTCAGAGCGAAGCC